ATAGAAGTTGTAAGTTTTGTTGCATTATGTAATAATTTTGTAAAAGCATTAAAACCTAATTCATTGGGATCTTTTCCTTTCATTTCTATAAGATAAACTTCTTTTCCATAAGATAAAAATGTTTCCGCATGTTTAAAAGCATCCTTTAAAGCATCATCATCTAAAGCAAGATATATCTTTTTTACATTACTTTCAATAATTTTTTTCATTAATGTGTTAGATATTTTTTTACCAAATAAAGGAATTGCATTTCGTTTTATAGTCATAGCATCAAATGCACCTTCACATAAAATAATGGGAAGATCCCAGTTTATATACATTTCAAACCCAATTATGTCCTTAGTACTGGAAGCTAATTTATGTTTAATATATGCGTTTTTATCAAATGATCTACCTACATAATAATTAAGGAAACCTTTATCATCATATGAAGGTATTACTACCATATTTCTTAAATCTCCCTGTTCACTATAATGTAAATCATATTTAACTACGTCCTGAGATGTAATTCCTCTTTGATTTAAATAATGTAGAGCATGTTTCGATAATATAGCTGAAGATGACATTATAGGTGTTACTCCACGTGGTAATTGCAAAGAATCTTGTTGTATTTTATTAGGAGTTTGTTTTTTAAAATTATATTGAGAATCTATTTCTTTTAATAGTTCATATATTTTTGGAGAAGCACTTACTGCTTTAAGTAATTTAAAAGCTCTATGTCCTTTATAACCACATACCCAACATTGAAATTTTTGTGTTGCCAAATTTAATGTTAATTTTTTCTTATGATGATTACATGAAGGGCAATTAAATACAGCTTCTTCACCCCCTCGAGCTGATTTACTTTTACCTAAAACTGATTCTAATAATTGTTTTAATAAATCCTCTTTCATCTAAAATCTTTATCAAAAAATTTACCTAATATATTATCATTAAGATATTTATTGGTTTCTAATACTTCTAACACAAACTGCCATTTACATTCTAAATATGTAAGTTCCTTTTTATTAAAAGCCACTTGTAGTATTTTTCTTTCTAAATCATTATTACTAGACTCTTTAATAAAAGAATGTGAACCATAATATGTTTTCCAATCACTTTCTTTTTGTACTTGTTTATAAACAGGGGGACGTCCTTTTCCTTCCCAAAGTGCTTTTTCTTTTTTCCCTAATTTTTTCTTTAAGTTATAAATTAAAGATTTTTTACCTATATATTTTTTACCGGTAGGGATATGGGTTGTTTGATAAATAAAACCAAATGCTTTTTTAGGAAGATCAGAAATTTCTTCTATTTGTTTATCTAGATAGTACCACATAAAAATGAATGTACTAAAAATATTTTAGGTATCCCAACGTACTACGAAAGTAGTATCAGTTTCATTTGACATTTTAATAGGAGATGCTAATTTTCCTACTATTAATAATTCATTATTATCATTATATAAACCTATAGTAGTTACATATGGTTTAAAAGCTGAACTAGTTTGAAAACCTGCCATTTCTTCTTCATTTATGGATTTTATTTTTCTAGCCGAAATATTAGTTGTATTATTAAACTCATTTTCTTTAATAGTACATTGATATTCATTTTCATAAATTAAATGAGATCCTCTAAATTCTAAATGATTAATAAAACCTACACCAGGGTCAGATAATGCATTTATATATTTTGGATGAGTTATAGCAGCAAAACCATTTTTATAAAAAACATTACCTACATAGGGGGAACCATTAGCACTAAGGTAATGGTTATTTATTTGATCATCCGTAAGTGCCTTATTAAAAATATTAATTTGACTCATAATACCATTAAAATATTTTGAATTTCCTCCTTTACTTCCTATATATACATTAGCAGTATTTTGTGTTTGTTTACTAGTACTATCAACAGCAGTTGCTGCCGATGCACCATTTTTAAATATAGCCATAGTACCATCTTTATATCTAAAAGTAAAATGTGTCATAGTTTTTAAACTAAATGTAGTTTCTACTGTAGAAGAAGCATCTCCATCTGACCTTTTAAATTTTATGATTTCTTCATCAGCAAAAATTTCAAAAGGAAATTGTGGTTCTGCAGGTACTTCATAAGGTACACTATAAGTGGTTGAAGATGAATTATGTAAATTTGGAGTTTCACTAGGTATAGCTTCTTTAGTTGTACTTTTTGAAACTAAATATGAAGATCCTGATCCATGATCTATATTAGCCCAAAACATAATAGTAAAATTATCATTTTTATTAAAATTAAAATCACCTTTATGTTTTACTTTTATTGATGAAAGAGATGAGCTGGCAAAATCTATACCTGGAAATAATCCATCATTAAGTGTTTGTTCAGAAAAATTAACATTCTTATATTCTAATAAATTATAAAAATAACTATCATCATACTCATCTCCATCAGGAGTACTATATGATGAAACTGGATTGGGTTTTTTAGTTCCATCTAAATAATAATATTGGTCCCTACCATTTACAGAATAACCATCATATACATTTAGATCATATCTTTTAAATCCTTTTACTGGTCCTATATTTAAAACATTGGATCTTATATCAGTTTCGTAATTTCCTAAATCCTCTCCCTCAATCAAAAGATTACCATAACCATCATCTACAAATTGATAAACACTGGAAGATAAATATAATGAATTGGGTTTTACTTCATGACCAAATAAACCAGCAGGTATTGATAATATATTAACTGCTTTATATAATACTCTTTTATGTTTTAAATAATTTATATCATTCTGGCCTATATATTTATATCCCGTTGAAAAATTTTCTATTTTTCTAAAATTTCTATAAAATAAATTATCTAATTGATTATATCTAGTTACATTTTTTTTATCACCTCCATAAGTTGAACTAGCCGAACTATATAGGGAAATGGATTCAGATGTCCATTCGGTTTTAAAATGTTTTATAGAATTTTGAACAGCAGATGCAGATGTAAACGCGTATTGTTTATGAGCATTAAATGGAACTATTGCGTAGTCTTGTGGTGTAAATTTCTTGTATACAGTCGACATCTAAATGACATTTTAATAGTCTAATTTTACTCTAATAAGAGCTTCTTTAGTAAAGTCTTTTGTAATAGGTTGACTTAATTTTGCTACAGCTAATAAATCGCCCTCATCATTATACATTCCTACTGTAGTAATATATACTGTAGGATTATCTATCATAGAATTAATTAATACATTTCCATTATCATCTGTAAATGAAGGATTAGTAGTATAATTATATTCAAAGTTTCTTGCTCTAGCAAAATAAAATGTTGAGCTTACTTTTTCTTCACTATCTACTATAAAACTAGCTCCTCCACTAATAGCATTAACAAATTTTAAATGGTTCTGAGAATCAGTATTACTAGTTTTAACAGGAGTTAATTCACTATTGACCCCTAAAGCTAATGGATTTAAAACAATAAAACCACTATCAGGATAAAAGAAACCAAAAGAACCTGTATTAGCTAAGGGGGTACTGCTAGTTCCTATTCTCACTCCATTAGAACCTGATACTATATTAAATTGTCTACCTGCATTAGTTATAGTGGATGATCCCGATACTGATACAGAATCATCTGTTAAATGAATTCTAGTAGAATTTGCTGTTCCTAAAACTAGATTTAAAGATCCGGGTTTTAAATTATGTTTGTATCTTGCTCTATTTACATTAATTACGTAAATATCATCTGAAGTTTGATCTACAAAATTAAAATCCTGTGTTTCATCCCCAAAAACTAGTTGACGATATTGACTATATATATTTCTAGTAGGACTTAATCCAAATCCGTTAGTAGCATTAGTAAAATCTAATGAACCGGATCCCCCTTTATGACCATAGGCTACAGCATATTGTACCTCAGCAGTAGTATCGGATTGAGGGTTTTTATCAAATACCTCTATAAAATGTGCTCCAGAACTTGTAGGGGTTCCAAAAATAGCTTGTGTGGATGATGTATGCGCAGCAGTTAATTGATTTACATTTCCTGTCCAAGTTGATGTAGTTAATTTCGCTGTATCGTTTACAATGTCTCTTTGATCAAATCTAGTTAATGATGCCATATTTTAATTTTTTATCTTAATGTGATACCCGTTTGAGCTTGTGCAGATACTTGTCCAAGTTGGGTTTTACTAATTTCTACAGGTATTGTTATTCTAGCTCCTGTATCTCTTCCTTCTATTGTTAATGTTGTTAATAATTTACTATTAGTTCCAAATAATGATGTACTGTTAAGAGCTATTAAAC